TCTGAGGTTTTTGCTTTCTCGCCTTTCGGGTGTCGGTTGAGCTTGTCGTGCATCCGCATCAGCTCCGCCGGGTCGGCGGCGGACTCGCAGATTGAGGTGCAGGTGGCGCACAGCTGCGACACCGGCACCTTGTCCTCGCCGAACAGGTGGATGCGGGCGCCGCAGCCTTCGCAATCGAACTCGATGACCATTCGCTCTCCTGTAAAAATGCCGGATGGGTTTGCGAGCTCCTGCGACTATCGCTTACGTCTGTTACAAGCGCAATCTACTCGTCCGGCGGTCCCCAGCGCCCAGGATGGCGCTGCTGCCATAAGATCTCGGCATCATGCTCGGCCAGATAGTCACGCGCCTGCAAAATGAAGCGCTCCCACAGCGGCCCGGGATAAGGGAACGCATCGTGGTCGGGATCGAGCCCGTGGGCAATGCACAGCGCGCGAGCGATAGGCTCGATGCGCAGATCTGAGGCGGCGATCCTCTCCAGGTCGATTTGCAGCCTCGGCTTGGTGAGCCGTTCAAGGAGGCTGTCGCCGGCGCCGAGGGTGAGGATCGTCAGCCCGAGGCCAAGCAACCAGAGACTACCTCGAAGGCCAGCCGAGAAGTTCACGCAACTTCGAAAGCGCCTTGCGCAGCGCGAGCCAGAGTCGTCGCATCAGACCGCAGGGTCGCTTTTCTCCATCCGATGCACCAGGCTCTGCTTCATCGGCCCCTTGCCCCGTGGCTTCATGGCGATGCCCTTGCTCTTAGCGATGGTGCGCGGCCCGCGCTTATGGCCGCCGGTGCCCTTGACGCCCTTCTTGCTGCCGCGCGAGACATGCTTCATGCGTGCTTTCACCATGACTATTTCCTCTGTTGTGCCGCAGGATGGGCGGCAGGGTGCTTCTCTTCCGGCTTCACCGCGCTCGGCTGGATCAAGCCGAAGCGGGCATTGATCGCCCCGATCAGGTTGTTCAAAGTGTAGATCAGCTGCGATGGCTCGGCCTGCTGCGTATCCTTCAAGAACGGTATCGGTCCCATTCCGCCGGACACATCGCGCAGCGCCACCGGAGCCGGCTTCTCGCCCACCGCCGGAATCGGCGGCGTCTCACCTGATCCCAGAGCCGGCGGAGCCGGTTTCTCGCCCGCCGCGGGAATCGGCGGAGCCTCACCCGATGTCGCCTTGACGGTTTCCATCACTCCCTCCTCTAGGGTGGATTTTGGGTTGTCGTGTAGTCGAGGTCTTGCAAGCGAATCCAGATCGCCCCGATTCTGAACCCGGAATACGATTGCACATTGACGCCGATCGACCCTAGCGTAAACACAATCGGGTAGGGCCAGTCGACGTTGTAGGTCTGCATGTACTGCGCACTCGGCCCCCAGATCCCGGTGCCCCAGACGCCGGTGCCCCAGATCATGCCGGCAGCCTTGCCCGGAGCGGTGATCGTCGTGCCGAGCACGCTGAGATCGGCGTTGTAGAAGACCAGCGTCGCCCCGCTCGAATAGCTCGCGTTCTGGCTGAGGTCGGCCGTCGCCTCGACCACGGCCTTGGCCGACATATTGCGCATGCTGATGGTGGTCGTGCGCATGCTGCAGGAGAGCTGGGAGCCGAACTCGACGAATGTCGTGTCGGGGTCGATGTCGACCGGGCTCTCGTAGAGCGCGCCGGGATGATCGTTGGTCGCGCAGTAGAAGAACGGGCCGACCGGGACGCAGATGTCCTGGCCGCAGGTATGCGGGCCGCCCCACTCGTCGATCTCGAAGTCGTACCAATACTCAGTATGTACGGTAGATGGAGTCTGCGGGCTCGTCGGTCCATAAATGGAAAAACGATAGACGGTATTGTTGAACGCCGCCGAGGCCCGCGTCGGCGTGACTGCGGCGGTGACCGGCCAGCGCACCCCCTTGATCGGCGCCACCGAGAGCAGCCCGGTGAAGTCGATCTGGCGGATGCCGTCGTTGCTCATGAACCACAGGCCGCGGGGCGTCTGGACGATGGTGCGGGCGGCGGCGCAGCCGATGTTGCCGATCGGGCCGTTGACGACCAGGTTGTTGGTCGAGATGTCGCCGGTGATCTGCCAGTAGCCGAGGCCCGTCGCCTTGAAGACGATCATGGCGGCGAGGATGCCGCCGACCGTCTGGCTGATCGGAATCCCGCCCATGCCGACGATGGGGTTGGAGAGCGCACCCAGGGTCAGAACATTGGTCGCATTCGAGATAGTCGTCGGCGACAGCGCGTCGGAGAACCAGAGCTGGGCGCCGACCGCGTAATAGGCGCGGTTGTAAAAGTTGAAGATGTCGACCGGCTTGCCGGGGAGCGCATTGATGCTGGTGTTGCCGGCGCCCCAGAGGGGAGCGGCCGGCGTCCCGCCCGTGATGGTCAGCGGCACGGCGGTTCCGGTCGCCGTCGCCGCCTGGGAGAGGGTGATGGTCGTGGCGCTGAAGCCGGTGATGTAAGTCGACGCCGGGATGCCCGTGCCGGCGATGGCGAAGCCGACCTGGACCCCATCCTGCGCCGGGGGCGCCGACACCGCGGTGATGAGGGTGCTGGCGCTGGCCGTCGTCCCGTTCAGCGAGCTCAGCGAGAACGAGGAGAAGTCGAACCAGCCGAACGTCGGGCCGCTAAAGCCGGGATGGGCGACCAGGACGCGGGTGCCGACGACCTCCATCATCGGCGGGGTCCAGTCCCCGGTCGTTGACGGGGAGACCGGGGTGTTGGCCGCGGTCACATTGCCGACGGTAACAAAGCTCCCGGTATTGGTGTCGAAGATGAAGGGCTCGTCATGGCCGGCGAAGCGCGACGTGGCGACCAGACCGTAGATGAGATTGCCAATGGGAAACAGCGCCGAGACGACGCCAGGGCTGGAGAAGCCCGCGAAGGTCGACTTCGACTCCAGCCCGCTGCGCGGCACCCAGATGCGCGGCGTGGTGACGTCGTGGATCAGGTTCTGCAACACGTTGCAGGCGCCGTCCGGGGCGTCGAGGCCGTCGAGGGCGTCGTAGAGCCCGCGAATCTGGAACGGAACCGGCTTCCCCGGCAGCGTCGCCATGTCTCAGGTCATCCCCCCTAGAGATCCGCCGAGGCGGTCCAGCCGCACTGAAACGACGCCGCAGCGGCGGCTGTCGCGGTCGCCGTCAGAATCATCCCGAAGGGATTGACACCACTCGAGGCAAGGGCACTCGCATTGCCATAGGTGATGGTGTTGAGAACGATCCCGGGTATGGCTCGCATGCGCACCGGAAACATCACGTCCTTGCCGATCAAGTTGCCTGCGGGACCGTAACCCCACCATCCAGCCTCGCCGGTTTGATAGAACCGCTGGCAGTTCGCCAGCTCCAATTGCCGGTCGCGCTTTTCCAGGGGGGTCGGCTGGGTCTGGCCGGACTGCGCTATTTCGACCTGGACGCCCCACAGGGTGACGGTATTGGACTGCACCCCGATGTTGCCATAGGCCGCATTGTTGTTCGGCCCCGAGGAGTAGCCGAAGGACGGATAAAGGGCATCGTCGCCGTTGGTCCCTAACGTCTTGCCGGCTGCCGATTGCACCGCGAACATCACGCTGTAGCGTGCCCATGTCGGGCCGAGGGTGACGGCAATGCCGGTCGCCTGATTCCATGTCGCCCCCGACGGCGTGCCGCCGCTGCCATAGGAAATGTACAGATTGATCCCCAGGCTGGGCGTGCCGCTCGCGGCCTTGGCCCAGAATGAAACGATCAAGGTCTTGCCCGTGAACCGCATGATATTTTCGATGGCGTGCTCGGTATCGGAGAAGGCAGTGCCGCCGGCACTGCCGGTGAACTGACGTTGCAGGGCATATTGCGCTCCTTCGTCACCGATCTGCGCCCGGTCGGCATCGGCCAGCGTCACGATGCTTGCCGTGCCGGTGTCGCCGCCGACGAAATTGGCATACCAGCGGTCAGGCCCATAGGAACTCGCAGTCCACGGGCCGGCGCCGCGTTGCTGGATGACGAACAGTCCGTTGTGCAGGACGTTGCGGCCAACGTTGCTGAAGCTGCCGCCGGTCCCCTGGTTGACGCCGAGGGCCGAATTTATTTGCAGGATGAGTTCGTTCAGATAGCGCTCGGTCTGCGAGGTATCCTGCGCGTTGGTAAAAAACGGAATGGTCATCAGCGCATCCTCCGCCCACGAACGAAGCCCTTCACCTGCATGGTGCCGGCGCCGAAATTGGCGTTGACGCTGAGATAGATCAGCGTCGGCACTGCGATCGAGAGCCGCCAGGGCGAGCAGGTCAGGTTATTGATCTGGCCGCCCGAGGTCGTGCTCGCAATGGCAAGCCCGCCCATATCGCCGGTCGGCTGCGTCGCCGACACCGTATTGACCCAGACCCTGAGATCATCGGTCCCGGCGGAAGTCGAAGCCTGGAAATAAGCCTCGCCGACGATGTCCCAGTCGCCTGGCGGGATCGTTCCCGAATCCAGGTCCACAGGCACGTTGTTGGTGACCGGCACGGCCGTGGTGATCGCCCGATAGAAGAACTCGCCGATCTGCCCCGGTGCTGCGTCGCTGCCGTCGGTCACGCCCTCCATGGTCACGCCGGGAATATTGTTGATCTGGACGATGAGCTCGTTCAGATGCCGGAACAGCTGCGAGGTGTCCTGCGCGCCATCGAAAAGCGGGATACTCGGCATCAGCGTTTCCTCTTGGGCTTAACGGTCCTGTCATGTCCAGCATCAGAATCCCGTGGTCTTCGTCGGGGGCAGTTTCTGGATCGCCCGGAACATCAAGGGGTCGAGCCTGATGCGCGTCGCGTTGTTGTCCTGGTCGTCGATCTTCATCAGGTAGCGGTCGAGCTGCTGGGCGGCGTCAGTAGCGAATGCGGCTGCCCGCTGGTCGCCGGTGATCTGCATCAGGTCGGCGGCGAGCCGGGTCACGAGATAGCGCCGGTTGCGGAACCACGGCACCGCGGCAGACGTGTTCGGTGAAGCGACATCGTCCGGTTGGTACTGGACCCGGATGTTGAGGGTGAGGTTGATGTTGGGTGGCGGGTAGAACGCCATCCACGGCGGCTGCTGCGTCTGGTCGGGGCAGTACCAATAGGGATAGTTCGAGATCCCCGCGCCCTGGAACAGCTGGTCGTACTGGGCCTTGTTGAGCTCATTGAGAAAGAAGATCGTGCCCTGGACGTTGTAGAACACTTCTTTCGTCCTGAGGTAGGTCGTGCCCACGGGAACGTTGAGGACGTACCACTGGAAAGGCTGCGACAGCGAGGGCGCAGTGCCGCCGTTGGGGCCGATGGGGAGCTGCATCAGCTGCTGCGATTCCGGCAGGTCGTAGGTCTGGGCCAGGGTCGAGAGCAGCTCGTTCAGGAAGTCGCCGGCCTGCGGGTCGAAGCCCGGGCATTTGGCGATCTGCTTGGCGTCGGCGATGATGCTGGCAAAAGTTAAAGCCACGGGCTACCCTCATCTGACATTCATATGTTTCCTCTCCTCGGGGGCGATGGTCTAGGCATCGCCCCTTTTCCTTAATAGAAGTAGTCGACCCAGCCGTTCATGGTCCCGGTGCCGGTGGTCACGATCTGCAGCCCCAACCCCGGCGTCACGCTGAGGATCGGGTTCGTATAGGCGTCCTGGTAGTCGGCATAGGGCGCCGACGTGGTCTGTCCCAGGGGGAAGGAGGCGACGCCCGTCAGCGAGGTGCCGGTCGTGTCCTGGAGATCGGCCGTCAGCGTGCCGGCGCTGCAGTTGACGACCCAGCGGGTGATCTTGATCTGCTTGCCCGCGGATGCTGGGACGAGGACGACCGTGCCGGCGGCAGCGATGCGGATGTTAGCGCGATTCCAGGCCATTGCCGACCCTTTCCGAATAGACCTTGATCTCGGCCTCGAGCTGGGCAATTGCCTTCTTGGTCACCTCCAGGCTCGTGATGTTGTTCTCGGCCTCGATGCGGATCGCGTCAGGAACGATCTTGCCGTCGCGGGTAATTTTCTCGGCCTTGTCGAACGACTTTCGATAAAGGTCCTCGACGTCCCGGTAGTTCTTGTGCGCCTGAATGAGATTGAGTCGTTTCTCTTCGAGTTTAGACTTGGCTTCCAAGCGCTCGACCGCATTCCATAGCTTGTCCAGCTGGCGATTGATGGCCGCCTCGTCATCATCCTTCATGAACACGCCGTTAATCTGGATCGCCTTACCGTGAGCGATCTCGACGGAAAGCGCGAACTGCTGGCCGACCAGGGTCTTGGCTTCCTCCATCGTCAGTTCCCCGATACGCCCGGCACACCGAGACGCTCGAAGCTAGCCTGGGTCTGCAGGTTCATCTGGGTGTTGCGCGCCCCAACCATGCGGTTCGTATTGCTGC